AGATCCAAGGGTATTAGAAACACGATCAGCATTAGATAATTTAAGTAGATCTGGTTCAGGTCCTGAAATGAGAGCTTTAAAAGAAAAAGCTTTAGGAACTCTTTACAGACTTCATTTAAGCTCTGATTTTATGCGTAAATATATTATAGGTGAGCCTCAATTTATGGGTCTTGAAAAAAATGGACTGTTTGATGCTTTGTCTAGAGCTTATACAGTCAGGACTATCACAGTTAATCAAGACGATATTAATGCAGACCCTAGATTAGAGGGGATGTTAGGACAACAAATACAAGCTTATTTACAAGCAGATGGTAAATTAGAACCAATTTTAAATTAAAGGTAACTTATGGGTACTCTTACTAGAGATAATTTTGACAGTAATTTAAACATAAACACTATAGAAACTGTCAATAAAAATATTCAACTACCTGAAGTTGGAACGTATACACAAGATGATATGGTAGAAGATGATAATATGTATAATATCATTGAAGACTATATGCTTGATCGCTATGGCATACAAGCTGTAGAAAATAAAGATAGAAGAACAGTTGTAGATGATTTTCTTGATAATAGAAGAGGTGTTTCTGGTGGCAATACTATAAGAGGTCTTACAGAGATTGACTATATAAATGACATTGCAGGTAATCAGGAGAGAGTAGCTAAAGCTAAAGCTGCTTACGAACTTTACGAAAATATGGCAGGGTTGTTTAGTAAGGAAACCTCTCTAGCAGAGAAAGCAGAAGGTATTATGGACTTTACTAGAACTGCTATCTTAGATCCTGCTAATCTTTTGGGTGGTATATTTGGTAAGATAGTAGGTAGAGGAGCTTTAAAGATAGGTCTAGACAGAGCTAAAAAAGAGGCACTCAAAGCAGGTATGAAAGAGTTTAAAAAGTCTGGTAGTAAAGAGCTTGCTGATAAAGAAATAAAAAAAGTATTTAAGAAGTCGTTAAAAGAAGCACAGAATGTTGGTAAAAAAGAAGTAGCTGACTACTCTAGTCAAGTCTTAAATACAAAAGGCTTGAAGAAACTTAAATCATCTCAAGCTGTAAGAGAGATAGTAGGAGCAGCAGGATTTGATGCAGTTGTTAATTCAGGTATGGAGTATCTTTATCAAACTGGCTTGATACAAACAGGTGTCCGTGACAATCTAGATAAGTTTTCTTTGGGTATGGTAGCTATAGGAAGCACTATCATAGGTGGCGTACAAGCAGGAAGGATATTATTAAAAGGTACATCTGATTTAGCAATGCCATCTTCTATTGAAGTTTTAAAAGCAGATGATGTTTTATCAGAAATGGCAGAGTCCATAAAGAAGTATGGTAAGACTGATGTTGAAAAAACAAGTACGTGGAGAACAAAGGTTAAAGGTGGAAGAGAACTAGAAGATTTAGATTCAGAGTTCTTTGTAGATTTACTTTTAGGTCATCAAAAAGATGGTGAAGTTTTATTAAAAGGTTTTGCTCAGATAGCAGCAGAAAAAGGTTTGATATGGCAAAAGAGATTTGAAGATGATCTATATAGTGATTGGATAGCAGAAGTCATAAAAGATTCAAAACCAGAGGATATAAAAAAGTTTGTGACTGCTTTTTCAGAAGCTACTGGTAATCCACTAAAAGAAACAACAGAACTAACAGTAGAAGAGTTTGCTAATACTTTTGCAAGAAAGATAAATAATTCTGCACGTATTCTTAATGCTGCATCACAAGGTTCTAAAATAAATGGTGTATCTATAGACGATCTTACGCTTGGTAATCTAATAAATGATGCAGTAGGTTTAGGTCTTTTAGATAAGAAGTTTGCTAGAGATGCAGACCCAACTTCTTTTATAGCAAGAGTAGGCGAAAAATTACCTACAGGAGAAACAATTAATGAAGTTGTTACAAACAATCAGGGTAGGGTAATAAGACTTCTTGTTGCTAATCCATCTACTAGTGCCTTAAATGTTATTGGTTGGGGAGCAAATGCATCTCTTAATTTTGTATCAGATACAGCTTTAGCTACTTTACACGCAGGAACAGGAGCAATGTACAAAGCTATAGGTATGCAGAAGAATGGAGAAAGCGCACACAGAATAGCAAGCACTTTATTTAAATCAAATATCACTAGATTAAAACTACTGTTAGATCCTGAACTAACTTACAACGCTTTTCAATCTGCCTTGTTAAGAAACAGTGAAGCCTTGCAAAAACTTTCTACAATACTTCCCGGAGGAGTTGAGAATACAACAAAAATTATTACTGGTGGTGACTTTACACCTAGTCAAAGACTAATGGGTTTAAAAACTGATCAAGCTGTTGATATTATACAGGCTATATCTTTGGTGAGAGCGCAAGATACTTTTACTAAATCTCAAGAATTTATTTTTCAGATGGATAGAGCTTTACGTGCAGCAACAGGTAAAGGTTGGTCAGATTTTTACAAACCAGATCCTCAAGGCTCTAACGTAGCATTTATGGCAACTAAAGAGTATAAAGAATTAGAAGCATCAGCAGTAGAAAAAACATTAGAAGCTATTTTTTCTAAATCCTATAAGGGTAAGGGTTTGACAGGAGAGTTAGCAGGTATTATGGAAGACGCAAGAAATATTCCGGGAATTGGTTTGATGATACCCTTTGGTAGATTTTTTAACAATACTGTTGATTTTGGTCTTCAAGCTACAGGTTTGTCCTTAGTAGGTAAAATGACAGGTCTATATAAAGACAAACCTACAACTCAATTAATTGCTAAAGCTGCGTCAGCTTGGACAATCGCTTCGTTTTTAGTGCAAGATGAAACTAGGAAAAGAAATCAAGGTTTAGGTTTATATGAAGAAGATGTTATGGGTGGGGAGGTTATCACTCAAAGATACGATTATCCTATATCTTATTTTAGAGCTAAAGCTAGACTCATGTCTTACTATGCACAAGGAGAAAAACCACCACCTGAACTAATAGCTCAAATTGGTAAAGACTTTACTTTAAGTGGCGTTCTCAGAAACTTAACAAGAACTCAAACTGATATAGCAAACATGGTTGAGGGTATGTTATCAGGTGATTTATCAAGTGCGTGGAGAGGTTTTGCTAATTCTGCAGGTGGTATTGTCTCACAAGTTGCATCAGGCACAACAAGATTTTTAGAGCCTGTCAATACTTTAGCAGGTATAGCAAGAGGAGAACAAGCTAGACCAATAGACAGATATCAGGGTAACAAATTGTACAATGATTCTGTTCGTTATATAGACAACATCATACCATTATTTACTGGAGAGCCTGTTGGTAAAACTTTAAAACAAGCTGCTACAGGAGAAGCAGATGTTACTTCAGCAAAATCTTTAGGTTTTAGAAATATTAGACTTACCAATACTCAACGTGTTATGAATATGATGGGTTATGAACAGTTTGATATTAATGCTGCTAGAAGGGTTAGAGTTATTGCACCAGAATCTGCTAATGAATATAATGGAATACTGTTTGATATTATAGAAGCAGAATCTGACAGACTTATAGGATCTAAAAACTTTAGAGATTTAGATACAAGAACCCAAAGAAATTATTGGAAGAAAGTAATATTACCTAGATCAAAAGAGTTAGCTAAAACATTTTTATATTTACAGTATTCAGGACCTGAAGATACTCTAGATCTACAATATGAACTTGCTCAAAAATATAAAGAGAGTAAGATAGATGATGCTATAGAAAGTTTAAACTTTGATGGTAGTCTAGGAGATATGACAAGAGGAGAATTACATCTTCTTAAATCTTTTTTAGATACAGAAGATACTTTAAATCTATTAACAGTACCTGCTATCTAACCCTCTTCTAACATCTTATCTGCCCACTCGTATGCCTCTCTCACTAGATCTTTTTTATTAGTCCAACTAGGACT